TATCAATCCAAGCAGCATCCAACACCCCGACTATAGTTATTAAGGCTATGTATATTGCTACCATCCACCAAGGGATTAAGCCTGCGAGTATCAGCAATACTAATCCGACTATTGCACCGATACATAACGCAGCGATAACACCTGCAGTTAATTGGCATATCTCAGCGATTGTTTCTGATTTAATGTGTTTCATAACTTGTTCCTCCTTAAATTTTTGTTAATCCGTCCATGGCATAACCGCCACTATACCCGTTCAGCATTACACAAACCGTTCCACATAAATTAAATGGTTCGCTTCTTACTGTAAATTCAATTCCTTTGTTCTTTTTTGATACCCAATACTTATTGTTCATTACCACCTTATCGCCCGGCTTCACGGCTTGTCCTTTCTAAACTTCGTTTCCCCAACAATCCCAACCGCAAATGTTTTGTCTGGCGAATAATTCTATCCGTGGGATATCTCCCATTAATTCAACTATGTTATCTCTGACGATAAACGGCTTCTTGCTATGTTCTTCAATTCTCGTGTCGATAATTTGGTGTACTGATTTTGAAACTCTTTTCGGCTTTCCTTTTGTTGCAAGCAAACATATTTCTGAATTTGACCGAGTCCAATATCCCAAACCCCAAAACCAACTATCAGCTTTCTTATTCTTTTTAATCCAATTAAAAGCACAGGTCTTATATGTAAATCCCCACTTATTGATTAACTCCAACCCTTCGCTTAAACATGGGAACGTAACCCATAAAAACAATGTGCAATTATCGTCTGCGAGTTTTGATATTGGAAGGTCTTGAATATCTTTTTTATTCATACAATGATAATGACAATCGGCTGACTTCTTTTCCTTGCCTTTATCCGAATAAGTTTTAAAACTCCAAGGTGGGTCGGCATAAATTATTTGATATTTATTGGACGTGTTAAAAATATCTGTCTTCATTTTTCTCCTTATATCCCTTGAATTAATAATCTAAAAGTTTCTCTTCCTTTAGGTGAAATCAATGTTTTCAATACCCACTATAATCTAGTTCGTCTCTTAAAAAGTCTGCCAATTCATCTACTGTCTCAACACCTAAAGGCTCGTCTTCTAATGTTTCAATTTCGCTTGCGAGTAAATCTATACTGTAAAACCGTCTAACCATATCTGCTAATCTTTTATAATTCATTTCAAATTTTCCTCCTAAGCTACCCCATATCTGATAGCAACATCTTTCACAATAGCTACGTAACCCTCAATCAATTTTTTATCATCTGCGATAACATCTAAATAGCTCAAATTGTCTCGTCTTGACTTGCATATTCCTTCGTCAGCCATTCTCCTGCGTTTGTTGGTTAATCTTACTTTTAGGTCAACTCCGAACCGTTTATTAAGTAGTTCGTAGCTTTCGGTCCTTACCTGACTAAAGGCTTGTCCACCGCCTAACTCAATACTGACTTTGCGGAGTAAATTACCTGTGTCTTCTCTCCATGAGGTTGTGTCAAGTGCGACTACTTCACGGATGCTGTCAATTTTCTCAATTGCTAATCGACTCTGATCGAGTGCTTGTTTTGTTGTAGCCTCGTTGTTGGCAATTGCATTAAAGAGACTTTGGAACATTTGAAGCTCTGGGGATAGGTCAACCTTCTTTGCCTCGAGCATTTCGCCCATGTCGTGAAATTTATTAATGTATTTAGCTGTGAATATTGCTCCTTTGGTACCGGTTAACTTGTTGGCTATAAATTCACAGCCCTTCTTTGATACGAGATAGCACGGTCTGTCCTGTTTGTTGGCGTCTTGATACGTGCTCTCTGTGAAGAAATCGCCCGAGGGAATATTCCCTTCGGCTAACTGAGCCGTAAATCTTCGAATATCTTTTAATAATTCGCTGTGTTGTTTTTCTACCATTTCTGATACTTCTACCGATGTAATAGCTTTTTGTTCTAATTGCATTTTGGTTCTCCTTCCTTATCCCTTATATTGTTCTGATTGCTTCTGTAAAAATAGTTCTAATTTATCAATATCAACCCTCCAGTGCCCTCTACCGCTTCCAACCTTGAAAGCAGGAGAGCCTTTAGAGGCAAATAAATGTATTGCGGTCGGCTTTGATATTGACAACTTTTCCATTACTTCTTCAGTGCTTAAAATCATTTTCTGGCCTCCTTGTCACCTGTTACGTGACTTTGAGATTAAAAAAAATCCACGCTGCTTCTTTTGGGGACATATCGAGCTCAGATATCATACCTTCAATCTCGTCACTACCAAAAACGCCCTTTTTCATCTTTGCATAGAAGGTAGTTTCCGTCATATTGATTTTGGGCGCAAGTTGCCTCTGAGATATGCCTTTTTTAGCTATGTACCCTCGTAATTCATTGATGTTAACCATTTAATTTCTCCTTTCATCACTTATTATGTGACAAGCGTATCATATAATGCCGTCACGTGTCAAGTGATTTTTTTAATAATTTTATAATTTTTGTTGCGTAATGCGTAATTATATATTATAATGCTTACAATAACATAGGAGGTTAATAAAAATGAAATTAGGAGAAAGAATTAAGGCTATGAGAGCCGAGAATGGATTAACACTGGACGAGGTTGCTATTAAAGTTGGAACAACAAAGCAAACGATTCAGCGATACGAAACAGGCGAAATAACAAATATACCTTCCGACAAAATAGAAAAACTTGCAATGATTTATAATACGACACCAATTAAGATTATGGGATGGGAAATCGAAAGTAAAGAAGAAAATGGAATGTGCTACATGAGTGAAGAAAGAAAGAGTGTTATGAATAAAATAGCCGAACTAAGCGAAAGTGATTTTAGATATGTGTCTGGGTTGGTTGCAAGACTAGGGAAATAGTTTTTATTCTATTATAATTATGGAGGTGAATTTAATGCCGAAGACTAAATTAGCAAAACGTGCCGACGGAAGGTACGCAAAACAAGTCACAGTTGGGAAGACGGCAGACGGAAAACCGAAGAAGAAAACCGTATACGGAAAAACAGAAAAAGAAGTTGACAAGAAATACCGTGAATTAATGCTATTGGTTGACAGGGGATTTATAGCTGACAAAGATGGAATGACTGTATCGGAATTATATGACGAATGGTATCGTATAAAAAAACAAGGGAAAATTAGAGCCAACACGGCTAAGTCTTATCGAACCATGTCTAAGCACGTTAAAGATGCAATAGGGCATGAAAAAGTGAAGGATATAACTTTGTACCATATCGAAAGTATGATTGCCGATATTACCAACAAAGGACATCAGCGGATGGCTTTATCTGTGCTGCACATGACAAAGGCAATGATGGGTTATGCCGTGCGCCACAATATGACCCCGTCAAATCCATGTGAGGAAGTGTCTGTTCAATATTCGCCAAAAGAGAAAAGAGCTCTTACTGATGTAGAAAAAGAATTGATATTGAAAAATATTAATAAGCTCGGGGAACGTCAGAGAATATATTTTCTGCTATTGAGATATACTGGAATGCGAAAAGGGGAAGTTCTGGCATTATCAAAGAGCGATATTGATAAGGATAAAATGACAATATCCGTAAACAAAACATTAGTGCAAGATGCAGGACCGCCGTTTATTCAAGAGCTCACCAAAACAAAGGCAGGAGTGAGAAAGATACCTATCTTCCTGCCGCTAGTCAAACCGCTATTCGCATATATAGACAACTTAAAAGGCAATGACTTATTCGTCACAAAAAACAATAATTATATATCTATTAGCCAATTGTCTGATTGGACCGAACAAATTAAAAGGAATATTGGATTGGGGGACGACATAACAAATCATAGCCTAAGGCATAACTTTATTTCGGAATGCTACCATGCAAAAGTTGACCTTAAAAAATTACAAAAATGGGTTGGTCATGCCGACATAAGCACAGCATTAAATATATATACTCATTTGTCAGAAGAAGAAATAGAGAAGTCAGAGGAAATGGATTTATATTTTGCAAGTCAAACGGAAGTCAAAAAACAGTCAGAAGAAATACCGCAACCGCTAAAGCTAGTAAAATAAGGGGTTGCAGACAAGATAAAATTTATACGGAGGTGTCTATGAAACATATTAGTATACACTTATCACTTATCGTGTGACGCCGTGTAAATGCTTGCTTCTATGCCTTAACATAATTTTATCACGTACTAAGTGATTTAATAAAGGTAAACAAAAGTAAACAATTTTAAAACCCTATGGAAGTCAAAAGGAAGTCAAACAAAAAAGCACATCTACTGATTAAGGTATTTGTGCTTTTTAATAATAATTATTATCAAATATTATTTGCAAACAATTTTAAAAAATCGCTAAATGCCAACCTATAGCAAGCACTTTCCGCTAATGCTATCATGGATGTATTTATCTCGGAATATGCATCCATATCTTTAGATAAAATTGCTTCAAGCGATTGTTCTTGTAAATCCCGATATGCCTTGCTGTTCATTAAAGCCTTTTCGCATCTCTTCGCAATAAATTCCTCAAAATCCTTCTCCAATTATAAAGCCTCCTTTGTAAAAAAAGCAACATATAAAAGTGACAGTAAAATAATAGTATCAAATAATCTCTGTTTCGACAATTGTACTTATTGCTTATTTACAAATGATGCCATTTATGTTAAAATATATAGTGTATTGGGTATCTTAATGTTTACAAATTACTCTATTGGTATTATAATGAGATTGGTAAACATTGGTATAACTAAGGAGGGTATTATGAAATCGGGCAAACTCAAGCTGCTATGTGTAGTAGCGTTAATGGTAATAATTATAATGAGTGTTTTTAAAACTCAGAATAATGTTGATGCATCCACTTACTCCAACATGAAAGTTCATTATATTGACGTCGGGGAATCGGATTGCATTCTAATTGAATCGGACGGCAAATACATGCTTATCGATGCCGGAAATAACGGTGACGGCGATGATATAGTAGACTACCTAGATAATTTGAAAGTAAAGAAATTAGATTATGTAATTTGCACACATCCACATGCGGATCATGTTGGTGGAATGGATGATGTTATAAGCGAATTCAAAATAGGTAAAATTATCATGCCCAATGTAACACATACTACAAAAACATTTGAAGAGGTATTAGATGCGGTTGAGAACAATGGTTTAAAATTAACTAAGCCTGTTGTTGGCACAAGCTACGTACTGGGGAAAGCTAGTTTTGTAATCTTGTCTCCCAATAACTATGATTATGGTGATAATTTAAACAACTATTCGGTGGGTATAAAGCTTACCAACGGAAAAACTTCATTTGTATTTACCGGAGATTGCGAAACCGAAGCAATAGATGATATTTTAGATAATAAGATTAATTTAGATGCTGATGTGTATATGTGCGGACATCACGGATCAGATACTAGCACTACACAGGAGTTACTTGATGCTATAACCCCTAAATACGCTATAATTTCAGTGGGCAAAAACAGCTACGGGCATCCCGTTGATAGTGTATTAAAATTGTTAAATGATGAGAATATTAAAACATACCGCACGGATGAAAATGGCACAATAATAGCCACAAGCAGCGGTAAAAGTATTACAATAGATGCGGATGAATACAATTTTAAAGCATCGGATAAAACCGTCTCTGCCACAGATGTGTATATAACCAAGACGGGGAAAAAATATCACTTATCTGGTTGTCCATCGCTGAGCAAAAGTAAAATCAAGACCACATTGAAGGATGCCAAGGATAAAAAATTATCACCTTGTAGCGTTTGTAATCCACCTAAATAGATAATAAAAAATAACCCCTAGCCGATTATGACTAGGGGTTATTTTTATGCCTATACTTCTACTATAATATTTTCATATCCGAGTTTGTCCAACTCTTTAGATAGTCTCTCTGCGTTCTCCTTGACCGAATAAGCACCGACTTGAACTTTATACATAATAGATTTCTCTGGAACATATTTCATCCCGGCATATTCACACATACCTTTCGCAATCTCAATAGCTGATTCTTTCCAGTATGCTTCATTGGCCATTAGATCTGTAGCTTCATGCAGATTAGTCATAAAAGCTAATTCAACAAGGATTGCACCTTTAACGTCCATGTTATTGCAATTGCACATAGCAAGGGATTGTTTTGTGATTCCCCTATTGGTTTGCTTGCTTCCACCGGCCAGATACTTAAGAACTACTTTTGCCAATTTTTCTGATTGCTCAATGTATTGGTTGTGAATATAAATTCCTATACCTTCGGCACTGTTAAATGACTTACCATCACCAAAAGCATTGAAGTGTACAGAAATGCTATAATCGCAATTAGCCTTGGCAATGGCTGTCTGGCGAGCTGACAAGATAGTATCTATATCATCCGTTGCGTTATCATCGTCAAAGCCTGTTTGCATCGTATCAAATCCACACCGCTTAAGTTCTTCGACCAAAAAAGAAGATACACCAACATTAGCAGTATGCTCCTTGAATTGTTCACCTTTTTTGATATCCGTTTTACCGTCTTTATTGACATCGATCGCATTCGGCATTGGAGATGTACGTTTACCGGCTGTTTGGGATCCGTGCCCTGCATCAACGCATATTTTTAACATCACTATCACCTTTATCCTTTCCGGATGTAATATTCCTAATCAATTCAAATGCTCCTGTACTTCCTAGCCCACTTGCAAGACCGCCTAATAATATCCCGGGGTTAAATATCCAACCATTGAGCCATATGTTGAGAACGACGCCCACAACGGCCATGATGAGAGGAATATACTTATTCGGGATAAACGTCAGGCTGTGCTTGATGATGTACCCCAGTGCTAAACATATTGCTAAAACAATAACTACTACAAATTGATTTAATAATTCCATAATGTTCTCCTATTCTTCCGGATCTCCGGATACAAATTAATAAATGTGTTCTACACCTTTTCTCGTCAAGAAATTCGTAATACTGTGCTTTGCATCCTTTGCATATTTTAGAGCTGCCATAGTTTCACCGTTAGTCTTGCCGTCCCTTAATGCAATTGCTGCAGCTTCCCCTAAACTTATAGATGCTCCCACTCCCTGGATTAATAAGATGTTAATTTCTTCTCTTGCCTTATCCCTATCATTTTGGCGCTTTACCAACCACCCAACAAGCAATCCCGTGACTGTCGATGGGATTCCGGCAGCTAAAACAATGCCCCATATTTGAACCATGCATGATATACCATCCTCTCTTAATTTTTGCATATTAAAAAGGAGCCTTAAGCTTGGTGCTCTTGGCTCCTCGAATTTAATATTTAGTTCGTGATATAATCCTATTGTACATTTATTTCAGTTAAGTTGTTGCCGAAACTATCCGGTGACAACTTGATATATCCCCACTTGCTATTAGCGTCCAATGGAGCATCTCCACCGACTGTATTGGTTTTACCATTGATTGCAGACCAAAATACATTGTTGTAAAAACTAAATACAGTATCTCGTAAATCATCATAGGTTCCGCCTTCTCTATGGTTTGCATCCTGTAAAAATAAAGCATATTCGTTACCAGATTTAACATGGTTGTTTTTAACAATTAACCTCTGGTTAACCGCACCTGACAATTGCCAATTATGAGCTGTCATGCCATTATATATACTGTCTATGTCGCATCCATTAACTATTAGTGTCTGGTTGTTATGTAAGCCTATTCCTAGTGCTACGTTTGCCTCTCCGATAAGATGACAATTATAGAGTTCAGATGTACCCTCGGTAGAACCTGAATCTGCGTGTATAGCATACGGTGAAAATCCCGGGCTACCACCTGTTGGAGCGTCCGCTGTCGATATTACAGTTAAATTAGACACATTGTTGTTTGCATCAATATTAATTGGCGGTCTCCAATAATCACCTTCATCGTTTCGTATAATACAAGTGTTTTTATCAATGCCAACAAGCGAAATATATTTACCACGCAAATCTACGCTTTCAATATAAGTTCCCGGCATAATTAATATTGTAACATGGTTTAATACGTTGCTATTAGAGGCAGTAACTGCGGCACTTATAGTATCATAATCTCCGCCTGTTTTAGCGACTATGATTACCCTGTGGAAATTTGATGTCTGATTTTTTGGTACTTGTGGCAAGTAAGGTAAATACAATGTTGTGACAGTGCCTTTTTCAAGTTGGTAATCATCTATGAACACCAAAGGCACAGATATCCTTACAAATGCGCAATTGGCAGGTGTCGTATATGCATATGTCCCATCTGTGATACCGCTAATGTATGCCATACTTGCATCATAAAATGCCAGCTGGTAATTTCGTGTCTGAACATATGGAGTGCTTGCGTCCTGAGCTATGGGTTCAGTTGCACTCCATCCGACAGATGGTATAATTGAGCCGTCCGTATAGGATATATAGTTGTTCGGAGTTACGGTTAATTTATTAAATAGATTTTTGCCAGGAACCGCCTGTATTGGCAAAAAAGATAATTTATTGGGCGTTATGCTTCCATCAGCTATTCCAGTACTTTGATATGTTCCCCCTGCTGTCCATGCTGTACCATTCCAGTAATACCAATTGCCATCTGCGGTTACTACATAGATTCCTGTCATTCCTGTCGGGAAGGCTGCTTGCAAAGTTACTAATGTTGTATAAGTACCCTTGGGTGATGCGTTCCCGATATTTGCTATCGCTGTTGCATTGGCAGAAACATTTATATTTGTAGTATCTAGGGCTGTCTGGTTTGCCTTTAAAGCTATATTTGCTATGTCATTTACTAAAGTTCCACTCGGCGTTATTACATTCTCCGCCTTAGTTTTGGGATAATGATTATCCCATACTGTATTACCTGTATTTCTCTGTCCCATTTGTATATTTTGGTCTGCCATTTTGCTTCCTCCTATTATACCTATCATGAGGAATATCATTGACATAAATACCATTTTCTTTTTCATAAAATCACCTCTTAGGACGATTATACTAAAATATGGTATTTTATGCAATAAATTCCATGTAATTTTTTATATTATTTTGTAAAATATCTGATTTGCATAAGGAGCAGTCGGGTAAACACTTCCAATAGTTATAGATTTATTTTCTACAATAACCATTCTTGATATTAAATCAGTAATATTATTCAGAATATTAGTCAACTCGCTAGGATTAGCATTCAAATCTGCAATCAACGCCTGTAATGCCGTATAAGCCGTAGGAGATGCACTTAATATTGCTTGTACGTCTTCAGTTGTCGATAGCTCCCTTGTATTCCCTGCCGAATAGCAAAACACCAATTTTCCAGTGTCCGTGGCTACTCCAAATTCACCAGGTAGTAATTGATTTCTGTCTAAATTAATTAATGCGCCTCTTCTTACTTGTATTGCCATCTTATCACTCTCCCTTTATTGCGCTACCCCATTGACAAATACACCGCCAGGGGCTTGCAGATTAATTTTACCCTGCGACTGTATCGATACGTCACCAGTTGATGGGTCTACCGTAAAAAATACGGCTTTACCAGTAGACGGGTTGTTCATGGCGAGCATATTGTTTTGTAGTGTCATAATACTTTCTGTGTTTCCGCTAGAGTCATACCTTGTAATATTGAATCCGTCTTGATTAATTTCTATTTCGCTGATCAATAGATAGGACGATAAATTAACTTTTCGTATTGTGACTAAACCGCTCTTGCCTTTACTTGGGTCGGTTCTTGCCATTGTGGTTATTTCTGTTAAAACCCCACTCTCGATCGACCTAACAGCCGTTACTGATGGCTCATAGTTTGCCCTGGCTGAACCATCCGCTTCTGTTTCAAATGTGCCACCACTTGTTCCGGGTTTGCTTAGCCAAATCAATGGGTAAACTCCATCATCGTAAAACTCCATTTGATTAGAAAACAATCCGTTATCGTTTAAAGTAAATGGTCCTATTTGACCCGCTTTTGCAATGAGCTCACCGATCGCATTAACTGAAAAGTTAGCCCCAACCGTGAACGATGTAAGTACTTTTATCCACTCTGCATTTATCCCTATTGCTGTCAGGACATTTACAAGCATGTTTCCGTTTGCATCAACCCCCCACGTGATACCGTGGTCTGAGCTAAGAAGTAGCCCGTTTTCTCCGAACTTCCATACCGCATCCGATTCTGCTATAGTGGGTTTGTCGTGCATGTAATAAATTGTGGAGCCGTTCTCTTGTAATTCCTCTGTCTTGTATAGCCCGAATCCAAAGGACATTAGATTGGTAAATTGTTGGACGGCTAAATCGTATGTCGATATCTCTTGCTTTGCAACTTTTCTAGCTTCGACTATTGCTTTAGTTTGTGGTGAAAATCTGACGCTTTGCTTTTTGCTAGGTGTTTCTGCATCACAAGTAATATTGTCGTACGCTCCAATTGTATAGGCTAGATTGGTAAGTAATATTTGATATGAATTATTTTTATATGATAGATACGCTACGTCCCCGGCTTCTCTTGATGGGTCTGCGGTTGCTGTGACTGAACATGTTCTAAACCTCATTCCTACTATCTTTGCACCCACGCTGTTTGCGATTGTAGAAGCGTTTCCTTCTTGTATTAAAGGATTGTCGGTTATTTCAATTACATATCCGTTTGAGCCAAATAACACGGTCTCGCCGTAGTCTGTTTCAGTTCCCATTGCCTTAACTTGTATTCCTGTTATTATTACATCGTCTGTTCCAATCGTTGCTCCACTCAGCGAATAAATATGATGGTATCTATCCATCTGCAGGAACGTTCCACCGTCAAAAGAATCGCCTGAGTTATAATCTGTAAATGTCCCACCGTCTGCTATATCGCCCGTTGCGTATGGTGTCGAATTGTCAAAGGTTCCACCGTCTAAATTGTCTGAACTCTCAAATGCTCCGATATCATACCATTTTAATTCCAACGCCCCATCTGTATTGCATCTTGCAAAATTACCGCTAAGCTGTGCTATCCATGCGACTATCTCGCGGCAAGTAATTGCTTCATCGTCCGGTCTTCTGGTTATCAGAAAGTCTTTGTTTAAAAAGTCTACCGTTGCTAGAGATACTCCACTATGTAGGCAAGTAGCATATAGCAGATTAAATGTGGTTATTGGGAATGCTGCTGTTACATTGGAAAACGGCATATCAAATTTATTCATATTGTCCAATGCTGTTATGGAGATAATTCCTCCAATTGCCTTGGATTCGTCAACCGTAAATACGCCTTTGTTTAATGTTTCTATTGTAGCTGATAATTGTAATCCTATGGTCGGTCGAATGACTGCATCGGTAAAGTCATAATTACTAAATTCTCCTTTTCGGTTATCGATAATTATTGTTAACTCATTAATGATAGCTGAACCTATTTGAAAACTATTGCTTGCAGTTGTTCCGTCTTTTATACCGATTCCATTTTCCATTATATTGGAGTTGTTTAAAGTCAGTATCGTTCCATTTGCCAAGGTAATTATTGCACCACCGTATTGTTTTTTTCCACTCTCCCGGATGGCTTGCTTATATTCGTTGCTCACATTTATCATTTTATCGCTCCTTAAAACTCAAATTAAGAGTAGAATACAATTTTGCTCCAACTCGCAAATCCCTGAAAGGTGCGCTTTTTCCTGCTGGCTTAAATTCTTTTGTTAAGTATGTGTTTGTTTCTGGATCCGGATATGTAATAATTACGTATCTGCCTTGCTTTATCAATGTCAGTATTATAGCTACTTCTTCGGCTATTGGGTCTAGCCATGAATATGCAAGCGTGACTTTTGTCGCCAGAACATCGGAATGGTCTAACCCATCTAATGTTATACCGCTTTCTGCCGTTTCTATCTCTTCCCAATCCCATGAAAAAGAGGTAGGCGTACGTACGTCTACCCCATTGAATTTATGTGCCATGCCCTACCCCTTTCTAGTATACCGTTTGTACTTCGTATCTTCTTTCTTCTTTCAGTTTTCCTCGTTTTGCTGAACTCCAAACTCTATCATCTCCGAAATAAGATATATTTTCTACATATATAGGCTGTTCTGAATTGTTCATGGCAAACAACGGGGCAATAGCACTGTTGATGCTGTCTGCTATCATTCTGTTTAAGTCATTCAATGGAGCAACAACCTCGGGGCTAAATGCATCACCTACACCCTTTAATCCATATGGTGTATTAAAGATTGTTGGCTTGCTGAATATACCGCCCTTTGCGTACCAATCAACTCCAATTTTAGGTAATCCTTCATCAACCCATTTAAGAGGATTCATGGATCCGCTAACTGAAAAGTGTGGCATTTTTAATTTTGGAAACTCCCAATTGAAACTTAGGAAACCTTTGATTTTATCAATAACTGTTTTAATGAGATCACCGGCTGCTTCGAATGGTGCCGACATGATATCTTTAATTTTCCCAAATACGTCCGTTACTGTGGTTATAATTGCCTTTACTTTTTCGGTTATTGAATCTTTTATACCATTAAAAACTGTTGTTATCTTAGTCCATAAACCTTGTGCAAACTCTTTTATTTTATCCCAGTTCTTCCAGAGTAAAACTCCGATAGCAATTAAGGCTACAATTGCTAATATTACTAACGCGATTGGGTTCGCTGCCATTACTGCATTAAAGGCCATTTGTATGCCGGATGCTATCTTTGTTACTGTAGACCATGCGGTTATCAACCCTGTGATGATGCTAATTACTTTCATGACAACCATTGCCGTGAAAAATAATCCAAGGATAGGCAGTATGATATTTATATTGTCTGTTATAAACGTGATCGCCGTGGATATCTTATCAAATACATCGGATGTTACTTCTTTTATTGCAGGCATCTTACTCAAAAACCATTCTAACATTTCGGTAAGTTTTGGCATTAGTTCGGACATGATCCCGTTTTTAACTCCATCTAGACTAGACTTTGCATCTGCTAACGTATCACCAAATACAACACCACTTGCAATGGAATCCTCCGACATTACAATTCCTAGTTCATCGGCTCGATTTTTCAAGTCTGTCATGCCGTCTGCTCCGGCTGCTATTAATGGTTTCAACTCAACATAGGACTTACCCAATAGGTCGTTACCTATACTATTTTTTAATGCTCCATCTTCCATGTTGGCTAGACCATCCATAACACTATTAAAGGCTTGCTCTGGTGTCATTGTTGCTAAGTCTGACATGGATATACCTAATGTCTCATAGGCTTTCTGTGAAGCTTCTGTGCCGTTCTGCGCATCTACCATAGTGTCGGATAGTTTCTTCATACCTGTTTCTAATACGGAAATATCTGCACCACTTTGTCCTGCGGCATATCCCCATCTTTGCAATTCTTCAACCGCTATGCCTGTTCTCAGGCTTAATTTATCCCACTTGTCTGCGGTGTCTGCGGTAGAGTTTGCTAATGACATCAAACCACCAATTGCAACCCCTGCACCTGCTACGACTGCTGTTCCGATTGCTAGGCCTTTGTTTGCCATATCGCCTAGTTTTTTACTTGTATCTTTACCTTTTTTATCTACTTTTTTTAATGCTTCTATGCCTTCTTTATCATCGATTAGCACCGATCCAAACAATCTAAATAATTCGATTATTTTCCATCTCCTTTCGTAAAGGATT